TGCCCTCCACGAGCAATGTTTCTAATATTAAAGGCATAATGGTCTAATGTAGGCATAATATAAAATTAAAAAAAGGCGGTGGCTTTGGACCACCACCTTTAATGTATAATTCAAGAAGTTGATTACGGTATTAACGCAACCAATGCAGCAGCTTGTGCTGGAGTACCATACCAATAGATTTCTCTAACAGTAGCTCCTGCAGAATCAATAAATGGGATAGCTACTTCGTGTTGGAATGTTATTCTAACAGTAGTGTAGTTAGCCGCAAGTATGTCTGCTTGAGGAACACCTCTATCTAATAAATCAGATGGTTGTCCTTCAGAGATAACAGTTGGAGTTAATACAGATACAATAGTACCAGCAGCACTATCAGTAAACGTGTAAGAAACCAAACCTTGCTTATCATCGTCAAACTGAGTAACAGTCATTACACCAGCTACATTTGAAACTGCAGAATAAGGAGAGTTTAATGGATTGTTTACATCCGCTAAAATCATTGCAGTAAATGCATTAGCAATATCTGTTACAGTAGTTAAACCAGCCTGTACAGTATGAGTGTAAGACTTTCTAAACAACTGACGAGATGTTAAGTTAGAAGTAATAGTTAATCTTACCAAGTCACCTACAGCGTAAGCACCCCCAAAAGTAACCGTTAAAAAACCAGCAGCACCGGGAACTTGTCCAATACTGATAGCACTTTTTAGTTCAGAGCGAAACGGGGCAAAGTTATCCGTTACTTGAACTTGTTGTGGTGTTCCGAAAGGCGCAGGTAAAAATGGCGCTATCGGAGCCACAAGGGCGAAATAATTTCTTCCTCCAATCATGATATTTATTTTTTAAAATTTAATTAATTAATTTAATTTGAAGTTCATAGGATTTCTCCCTCTTAACGGTCTATGGAATATAGGCTTTTCAGAACTTGGTACCTCTTCCACTTCTACTACATTTTCTTCTACAGTTTCAACTTTAACTTTTTCAGTCTTATTCTTAACTTCTTTTGCTATCGGTTGAGGTTCTTTTTTAGTTTCTGGTTGAGCCTGTGTCGCTACTTTCTCAGCTTTTTGAACTTTCAACATCGCTTTAACAATGTCCGCTTTATTAAGACCTTTAGGGTCAATCTTTGAAAATAAGGGCAATGTCTTCATCTCCTTTACAGTAAATGCATCTAATTGTCCTTTTGTATAAGTTACTTTTGCCATCGGTTTAATTTTTTAATTTTCGTTTTGTATTTCGTTTTGTTGAAGTTGGTAATTCTGCATTTGTTCAGTATTAGCCATCATCATACGCACCGCAATACTAACAATTTCATCATGCGTAAATATAGGCATAATTGAATTAATATTGTTAGCAGGATTATTAACATCACGAAACACAGTACGTGGTATTTCAAGATATTTTAAAATGTATGAAGCGGGAACAGTATCAGATTGAATTATAGCCACATCATTAGTGCCATCATTTTCCTCAGTATATTGAGGATTATCATTGGCAGCTTTATTAAATGGATCCTTCTGCATTTCTGCATCATCATCTATCTGAACTGGAGAAATTTTCTCAAAGGAAGTTCCATTACCACAAACCTTATCAAAGATACCACTCAAACTTAATGTAAACATAAAGCTCGGAATAGCAGTATAATTAACAATAGCAGTATTGACTCCTGTAGACTTTCTAACTAAAGGTAAAAGTTCTTTACGAGTACGCTCATCTTGTTCAAAATTCCTATATCGAGTTTCAGCAAATTCATGATGAGCTCTATTTAAAAACTTATCCTTCTCTGTACTACTGTACCAAGGAGAATTAGCTTTATCTAAAAGCAAATCACATTCATCTTGCATCTCGATTATATTCATTTACCCAAGTGTTTTACGCATTGATGGAACTAAATCATCGTTCTCTTTAAGCCAATCTACTGCTTGTTCAAAAGTCGCTCCCATCAGTTGCCCTTGGTGAGTATATCTACCTTGTTTAACTTCAAACATTCCTGACTCTATTCCTTTTCGTATAATAACTTTAAGCTCACGCTGTTCATCATTCCACTCATTAAGAACTAATCCCGGATTAGTTTCGGCAAGGTCATAAATACTACGCTTTATAACTTTATCAGAACTACCTGGGTTTATTTTAATTAAAAGTATTCTCGCAAAATTCCTTAATTCATCACCCTCAAGCAATTGAATAACAGTCATTGCCTTAGCTTCATTATCTTTTAATGCTACATAAGCATCTGCATCATTTTCGTGGTCAACGATTACCAACACAGGTCTTGGACCATTAACGAAAATAGGATGTAGCCTTACCTGTTCGTAGGTAAGTCTATCATCCATTTCCGTCATATCTAAATACACTGTTCGGGAAAATTTCTTAACCCTTTCATTTCCATATTGGTCAACGAAAGGTCGATATCTTCCTTTGGCATCTGTATAACCACGAACTGTAATAGTACCTGTCCTTTTAGGGTCTTTCAAACGGATTTCTACATTTCCATCGCTGGGTGCATTACCGCATAATTCTTTAATCCTTGCTTTACTCAAGGGTTCTTTTACTCTTTCTATAATTCTGTCCATGTTTCTAAAATATAAGTATTATTAATAATTGATTAAGCAAATACTAATTGTCCACAAGAAAGTGGGTTTCTTACGATAATACCACTTTCACATAGTATCTCACAAGTAAACGCATCTCTTGAGTTTGCAGCTTCCATTTGACCTTGGTTAAATGGATTTACCATTCCAGAGATATATTTAATAATCATACCTCTATCGATACCTGCAGCACCTTTCACTTTTCTTTCGATATTAGAAACACCATCAGTTGTTCCCATATCTAAGAATACCATTCTGAAAGACTCTTTTGGGAAACCACTAACAGGGTCAATGTTGTTTCCATGTAAATTCGGATCATCGAATAAAGAGTTATGCACTAAAGTTAATCGAGAACCTAAAGCATTGTATGATGTAAAGTTTACACCAATTTCAGTTTCAGCACCAACTTGAGCATCATAAACTAAGTTACCAGCAGGATAAACCAAATCTTTCATTGCTTCGTGGAAAGCAACTTTACCAGCAGTACCAGTAAATACCATCCAATGAGCATTTTGGTTTCCTGTATTCAACTGTAATTGAGCTAAGAAATCAGTTAATCTTTTTTCAGTCAATTGACCGTTATAAGTATCAACGTTAGCAGCATCAATTTGACGAAGAACACCGTCACCTTTTACGATAGGCTTACCGTCAGTTCCGATAACTGTAGAGTTACCATTAGCATCCATTGTAGAAGTTGAATACCAAGAATCAAGTTCTTTTTGGTAAAGGAACTCTTCTCTCATCAATTTCTCATCAGTAAAGAACCATACTCTTTGACCATTGTTTTCAATCCAAGTAACATCAGTCAAGGCAGAACCTGTGATTGATTTAGATTTTCTTGCAATACCAATGTGGTTAATATACCAATCTGGATAAACGTGATTTTCAAAACCTCTATCAGACCCTTCAGGAAACGCACTACCAACAGTATTAGCTGTTAAACCAGCAACAATAGCTGCAGCAGTAATAACCGCTAATGGGTCGTTAGTTTGTAATATAAAAGAGAATGTATAACCACCAACAGACGGTACAGGCTCACCCATCACAATTGCTTGTGACTCATCAGCAAATCTAACAACGTCATTAGGGTTAAAATAGTTTTCTTCAAATTCAACTGTGAATGTAGAGTTGTTTACTCCTGTTCCAACAAGTACACCAGTACAAGTTGAAGGTCGATTTAAACGACCTAAGATTGGCCATCTAAAAGCATTTTCACCTATTAATTCTTCTTTCGCAAATCTACTTGTTCCGTCAAGGAAATAGTTAAGCGAGTATTGTGGATATTGTCTAATTAATGTTTTAGCAATTTCCGGATATTTTAGCAAATTCGTTACCAACGCATTTGACTCTTGGGTTTCTTTCCCGTATGTACCACTATGAAACTTCATGTTTTCTAAGGTTTTTTTTAAAAGTTATTATTAATTATTTTGCTTCTTTAATTTGCCCAAGAGTAAAAGCCTTTGGGTCGAATGAATCTCCCCCTTTAGGGTCTTTAAACCTTTGGGTATTAATAACTTCTGGCTCCCTTATATCATCTAAGATTGCCTGTTTTCCCTGTTGTAAACTTTTATTTGAAATTGCTTTAATGATTGTGGCTTTATTTTTCACAAACCAAGCAGCTTCAGATAAACTTTGATCGTCTTTAAATACATCATCCATGAACTTGCCACTTTTGATATAGTTAAAATGTCCTTTTTGAACTTTTCCTAAAGACTCTTTGTCCTTAGCCATAGAAAAACCAAACATTGTTTCTGTTTTACTAATATGTTCTCCAAGTTGTAACACACTTTTCTTGTATTCTGCCTCTTGCTTTGCATCGGCTTCTACTGTGGACTGCGTTACTTTATTTTGTTCGTTGACTATAGCTTTGTCTATAGTGTTCCGAATTTTCTTTGCTTCTATATTTATCATGCCATTGTCAATATACTTATCAACAGCATCTTGTAAATCATCACCCTCAAATCCATCTTTCTCCAAACTTATTTTCACAAGTTCTTCATCAGTCTTATTTCTTAAGTCTTGTAGCTTTTGAACAGCAGGGCTTGATGCACTGCTTCCTGTATGCTTCCTTAACTTATTATTTTCTTCTTCAAGCATCATAAGATGCTCTTTCATTTCATCAATACTTTCAAACTTCAAACCAAGTTCAGTAGCAACTTGGTTAAACGCTTCCTTTGAAACGGTTTGGGGCTCTTCTTTACTTTCTACTATCTTATCTTCAACTACTGGAGCTTCTTCTGTAACTGCATCTTC